TTTTTTTTTTTTTTTTTTTTTTCTTTTTTTCGAACCGTCAGAATCCCTCAAAGGGTCATCCTCCCATGGCTCGAATCTCATCATCCTAAGCAAACAAGTTAAGCCGCTTCTGCTATGCCCGAACCCAGGGTAAACCCCCGGGACCTAAGGGAACTAACCTCAAGATTACCGAACACCGAAGAGCCCCACATTCAAGTGACGACTCGGTCCTTGTGTGCCATCATTAGACAATCGGTCACCAACAATTAATTCAAATTAAGATATTCCTCCCCCGTAAGGTTCGGATTGCTATCTAAGCCTGCAATTAAGCGAGACTCTCCTAGGAGCAAACCCTAAGATTCACATTTACTATAATCGTCGATTTCCTTGAGATCCGATTTGTTCGGATTTCCAATCGTTCGGGACCTGGAAAGTTACATATATACAGGCCTTCGCTTGAGATCATCGTTACAACTGGCTGGTTCCGTACCACAACCAGAAACTAACTCTCGCGATTCATACTCGACAATTCGTGGGAGAAGCCCTACCAAATGTCTCGTATTAGGTCTTTTTTCATCTAAGGGATCGCAAATCCCATAGAATCCCGTATACATGCTATCGTTGGCTTGTTCCAATCGAACCATTTTTTTTTATCTTTCCAAACAAGCCTACGATACTGTTTCTCACGTGGAGGTTCTTCGGAATTAATATCCCTCCAAACCTCGAATTGCCTCTGAATTCGAACAGACGCAGAACCTATTTGGGCATTCTCCCCCAAACCATAAGTTCCGATACTGTCCAAACGGAAACCATACTCTGGCGGTAAAACTCCGCGATCGTAATCGCCTCGAAGGAGTTTTTTCCTATCTATGCGGTATTTATTTTTTTTTTTTCTTTTATTACCCCTCTTGCTTGAAGGGCAGAACCGCACGACGTCTTCCGCCTCGTACTCTACGTAGTTTCCGGACAATCTCGCACGTGAAGACAACTTATTTTTTTCGGCGACATTTCTTCCCTGTGAGTCTTCGATCCTCTTGGATGGTTTCTTAAATTTTTGGTCCCATCTGATCCCCACAGAGTCAATAGTCGACCGGCTCGGCGAACTGGACACCTCCCACATCATGCCGGGAGGGCAACCGAATCCATTGTCCACAGGTACCAAAGGAATCTTCTTCATCGGAAGTTGACGAACCCTAGTTTCCCATTTAAGAAAACCAAGATCTGCTAACTCTCCGACGGTGAGCCGTACCCCCATACCGAAGGGTATTGGCCTCGTAATAGAAATATCCGCTTCTTCGAACATACGGAAGTAACTCTTATGATACTTCACATACTCGTTTACCGCTTCTTTTCTATACGGTGTACCCTCGAAAGGGTACAAGAAATCCTTCATCACCTGACCCAATTGCAATACGGATGTATTGGCCAATTCACCAAGTCGTGCGACGGGAAGTAATTCGATCTTTCCCTCGCCGATCCAAAAATAAGTTGAATTTATTGAAGAGAAGAAAGGGTGCTTAAAAGTCTTCCCCGAAGATAATTTTAAACCCACTGATAGAACTCCATCTGACCACTTGCGATACTGATGTGGTTTCAGACGTGCTAGGATATCGTCACCATTTATTTTTACGGGAGGTTTCTCTGGATGGAGAAAATACCTATAGGCCACGTAATTCTGTAAACACAAAAGGGGAAAGGATAACAGTGATCCCATAAGTTGTCCACGCCTTTGTGTATGGTGTATCCCACTACTGGACACGATCGTTGTCCTAAGAGATCTAATAGCAAATTTCATCATCTCTGGGTTTATCTTTAATCCGTTTGTGATTTGATTGTAACGCTCCATAAACCGACGTAATAACCTTTCGGCCACTACAATTGTCAGGTTATCGGTAGCTGACTCATAATCACCGGAAACCATCAGGTCATCATCTTCACGACCTTGAAGGAGAACATTCAACTTTTTCGCCGAAGGAGTCCCTCGTAACAACCATTCCTGTCTACTAAGAACATCGTATAATAAATTATGCAATGGACTTAGGGTCTGATGCAGGATATCGTTAATGGTAACCCCCCTCGCTTTACCCTTGGAAATAACAAGCGTGTAGTTCACGATTGGATTCACAAAGTTTTCACTTCCACCTTCGATTTCATCAAAGATATTTTTATCGAAGTAAAAACCGGTGAACCACTCCCTCCCAAAATCCGAGAATTTGGAGGTACCGCCTACAGACCTGCTACTTCCTTGACACGAACCCAAGCCCAATGTAAAGCTGTTAACATACGACATTAGATCATTTCTTTTATAATCTAATTCGTCAACAATGACATCACAAAAATTTAAATATTCCTCGGAGATCTCCCTATCTTCCTCACTTAAGAGTCTCAAGGTTTTCTCCTCGATGTCAACAGCTAAACACGAACAAGGGGTCGGCAATCTTTTCTTCAAAGATACCAAAGCACTTGCGACAGTCAAGAACCATTTTCGATTAACGGAACGTGACCGCACTCGCACCTTGCCAAAGGGTTGGCCGTTTTTTTTGCGCCTTTCGCCCCTTTGGATTTTAAAGCCGTTGTATAATGGGTGGTTTTTCGCATTTTCCCATCCCTCATTAATACAATCAAGCATTCCAGCCGTAAGGAATTTGAAACTCCGTATCAAATCCTTACAACGTGGTTTGCCTGCCCGATACTTAAGGTTCAGGAACTCGCGAACAATTGGAGATCTAAAATTACGGGATACGAACCGTGAACCGTAGATTCTGTCAATTGTCCTCATCCCCG